GACCTGCGCGACGGAACGGAAGTGATCGGCGATGACTTATGCTCGCCGGTGGGGGGTGGCACGCTGCAAGACGGATTAGAGGCTCTGTTAGGATTTCTTAGCGCATACGCTGAAATGGCAGAAGACTGGAATCAATTGGGTCCGCTTGGCCCATGGGCCACCGAAAACAGGGATGAATTCGCATCAATTGAAAGCTACCTTCAAGAGCATCCTGGCTTGATTGTCGAGGGGTAACTAACCGTTTCACACCTTTGGAGAATGCACCGATGGCACGTTTCTATGGTTCCTGCGAAGGTAAAGCCAAGACTCAGGCGACCCGGTTAGGTTCGCGCAATTCTGGTATGGTGACACAATGCGCCTCATGGTCGGGCGCGGTTCGATGCACGGCCCACGTCGATGAGAATGGCGTGGATTGTGTTACGGTTGAACTAATTCCGTGGTATGGGAGCGGGTGCTCCCGGCTTCTCTACTCCGGCCCAATGAGTGGAGCGCAGCCGGTCACGGAAGACGAAGGCCCAACCGATCCGATCAGCAGAGCGAAAAGGGAGGTGGCGGCCTAATGTCGAGAATTGAGCAGCGCGAAGACGGCTGGTGGGTGGTCGGTCTGCAAGGCGTGGAGCCTTGCGGGCCGTACCACACCCGGGCCGAAGCGGAGAGTAACCGGCGTGGAATGGAGCGCACCCTGAAATATGAAGGGCGCGCCGGGTTTATTACCTGCGAATCGCTGAGGAAAGGCGGGCAATGGTAAATGCGACACATCGTTTCCGCGAGTGGCTGAATTGGGCTCTAAATGAGCGTACCGGCCGGGAAAGCTATCACTCCAGAGAAAGGCAAGCTATGAAACCCCCAACCAACCCATTCCCGAGTCGCAGGCCCAAGCGACCGCGCGGCAACCCCGCGGCACAGCGATACAACCGCTACAAAAAGCGGCTGGAGGCCATCGACTTCACGCCAATGACGGCGCATACCCTGGCCGGAATCCTGCTGTACCTCGCCGATGGAACAACAGAGCGCAGGGAGATTGTGCTGAGAACCTTCGGGGAATTAGCTAATGGCAGAGTATAAGGTCTGCACTCGTTGTGGGCACACTAAGCCACTGGGGGACTTCGCCCTCAAAGGCCCGGCTAGGCCCGGTGGCGCCCAGAGAGTGGCGGCGCTGTGCAAGGATTGCTACAACGCCCAGCTACGGGCAAGGCGGGCCGCGGAACGGCGGGAAAGGCTTCGTAGGCTTTGTCCAATGTGCGGCAACACTCAATTGCCAACCCATACCCGCGGGCCATTGTTGTACGAGCTTAGAGCACAACGGGAAAGCAAGAGACTGCTGTCCGTTGCGATTGAGTTGCATGATTTGTATCTGCTTGGCGTGATTGACCATCCGCTCTTTCGCGACCTAGCGAAGCGGAACAAGCGGAACCTCGTGTCGGTGTGTGGCCGGCGGTGGATCAACCGAAAGCGTGACGCTTCAGAGAGAGGTAAGTGATGAACAGAGAGCGATGGTTGACGGAGTGCGTTAGCGCGCTCCGTCCAATGTTCCGCGAAGCTGGACAGCCGATCCCGCGCAAGGTCCGGGCCTCGTGCTCGTGGCCGTCTAAGTCGGCTCTTGCAAAGCGCCGCAAGAGAATCGGGGAAGCGTGGTGTAGCCAACAGAGCGCAGATGGAAGCTTTGAGATTTTCATCTCGCCACTCTTGGACGATCCGATTAAAGTGTTGGCCGTGCTCGTTCACGAGCTAGTACACTGCGCGGTTGGAGTTGACCAGAAGCACGGCAAGCGCTTCGGCGCGCTGGCCAGGGCGGTAGGGCTGGAAGGGAAAATGACCGCCACGACGGCAAGCGATGAACTGAAAATCAAACTGAAGAAAATCGCCAGTGAGATCGGCAAGTATCCGCATGCTGAGTTGAAATACAGCAACGCGGAGCCTAAGCAGTCGACCCGCATGAAGAAGCTGTCATGCCAGGACTGCGGGTATACAGTGCGCACGACGCAAAAGTGGATCGAAGTCGGGCTCCCGGCGTGCCCGTGTGGCTCCACCTTGTCTCCGGAAGACTTAGAGGAGAGGGAATAGCTTCCCGCACTTCCCGGCCCAGTCCGCGTTAGGACAAACGTAGAACTGCCCGACGCGGACCATTAAGCAGCCGCATTCCCTGCACGCCCTAGAGGTCTCTCGATCTCCAGGGCGTGTTCTTTTGCAATCTCGGAACAGTAGGCGCTGCACTTCTCGATCAGGATGCATTCTCGATTGATTCTCGCGCATACACGAAAAGTGGTCCCGCTTCCAGCGAAAGGATCAATGACAGTTCCGCCCCCAGAATCAGGCGTCGAAAAACGTAGGCATCGCTCGACAAGACCTTCATGCAGTTGCGTAGGGCACCAAGATCGGCGTTGTTTAGAGTTTCCAACCACTCTCGGGAAATCGAATACATCTCCCGGAACTCGGCCTCTCGGGTCGGCTCGTTTGTCGCCATGTTTCTGTCTCCATGATGGGATTCGGATTTGGTCCGGATAGAACTTTGCGCATTCGTCATGCAGCAGGAGCAGGGGTCGGTAGTTGTTACCGAGGCTCGTTTGCCGATGCTGGCCAAAGGTAAAGGTCTGGATGCATTGCCGGGCCCGGAGCCAACGGAAGAGGTTAAGCAGTCGATCCACGATTGTGCCGACCTGCGCAAACCACTTCGCATTGTACGACACCCACACAATGTCTGCCGAGTGGATGAACAGCTTCAGCCAGGCCCCGAACAGGTTGATGTATTCCCAGTTGGGAAGCCTGTCGTTGCCTTCCGCGTACTTCAGGCCGATGTTGTCTGGCGGGTCGGCGAACAGGCAGGTGGCGTGCGGGAGGGTAGGCAGAACCTCTAGGCAGTCGCCGTGAATTAGTCGGTGTTGCACTTACTCCTCCTCCTCTCCATAATTGATCCCCGGCTGGTAGCCGGTATGGTTCAAATTAACACATTGTCCCAGGTCGGCTAGCTGTGCCCGGAGCACGCGGACTCCGTACTGGGCAAGTTGAGTTCCGATCCGGCCTGTCAGCGAGCGGTTAATGGCCGTGCGGTCTTCCATTAGTTCAGCGAAGGTCTTGCTGGTCACGAGGGCGCAGAGCACGGCGCACACTTCATCGGCCAGCGAATCCTCAACGCTGTCGGTCTCGATCAGGGCCCGGGTGACGGACTCAACGTCTCTTGCGAACTCGTATCGGACCATGCAGCCCGCCACGACGGACTTCCCGTCCGCCGTAGTGAGCGTCTTGGTCGGTGGGATTGCGGTCTGCACATTCCCTGGCCGGCTGTAGTAGCTTGTCCAGAACGGCCAGAGGACCACTAACCCGGGGCTCCGCACGCGAACCACAGAGCCCCGGGTAATCGTCACGGCAATGTCCGTACACTCCAGGTGCTTTACCTGGGGAATCCATTGCCCGATCCATTCGGCCAGCCGGCCGATCCAAGCGAAAGCTCCCGTCATGCTTTCGCCGGTGGCCGGAGTTGAGCGCCGGTACGGTCATGCGCCCTCACAATGCGCGTTACGTCCGAAAATACCGTACCTAGCGGGTCTCGCCAGAGTTCGTGTCGAGAGTTCCACGGCCTCGGGAAGAGAGAGGCGTAGCCTCCGGCTGTACGGAAAGCATTCACGTTCTCGTCGCTGTCGTCGATTAACAGCGCGACTTCGCTGGCAAGTAGATGCTTCTGAGGTCCGATCAGGAATTGTCGGTGCATCCATTTCGGCATGTGCCTGTGAATCCATTCCATTTTGCCAGTCACGCAACCGGGATCGCGCACGGGGCTGGTAAGCAGGCAGATGTTCCGCCTCGCAACCGCCCGGCAAAATGCCAGAAGCGGCCGGAATTCCGGAGACTCCGGTGCGTCTCGCCATACCTCCGGCCCCGTAAGTTCGTCCCAAAATGCCTTCGCAGACTCGAAAGCGAGGTCGCTCCCGGTGATTGGGGTGAGGAGTGAATTTGCTGCCTTTACGATATCGAAGCCCCATTTAGGATCGTACTTTTCGAGTTCATTCGGCTCCACTTTGCAGCCAACTCGCGACAGCGCGTGCATCGTGAACATGTTGCACACGTCGTCCAGGTCAAGAAAGATGTGAGTAATCAGCATAGGGGTCTCTCTTATGCGGCTTTCTTGGTGCAATTAACGCAATCACAGGTATCAGGTCGTTCAACCGCGGCGTGCGCGGCTTCTGGCGGCCGACCACTAACAAGCAACTCGTGCAGGTAGCCGAATGCATTGAAGATCAATGCGCAGATAGCCTCTTCCGTGAAAATCTCGTGGCCGTCTTTTCTGTCGTGTACTTCATAGCCACGATGTGTTGTCCACCAGTCCATGAAATGCCGGAAAGCGGACTTCATGTACACGTCGTATGAGATTCCTTTCTGCCAGTTGTCGGAGGCTCGCACCTTACCATCAGCCTGCTTACGGTGCTTATGCAGATACTCAGCGTACGCCTCCATGGCCACCGGCGAGAAGAATCCTTCATAGTCCAGCTTGTCGGTGTCGTCGTCACGAGTGGCTCCGGTGTCGAAAGTTCTCATTGGGCGTCTTCCTCTGGGTGTAAACGGTAAAAGCTACGGTAGTCTGTGTAATCTCCGCCGTTTTGGAGATGCTTAATCCATGGGTCCACCTGGGCTTCCGCCCAGACAAGTATATGGCGAAAGTCACTCTCAGTAAGAACCGCCATGCGCCTTCCTGTTTCTACGTCGAACCTGTCGACTTTCATGCCGTTCCCTCAGTTAATGCCCGGGTAAGAGTTGGTAAACTGGGACCCGTTGCCTACGGCCTAGCGAGTCAAGGCGTATGGCAAATCCTCGCTTACATCCTCTGGTCTTCAGCAGCTTTCTGAGTCGCTGCTGTACGGTACGAAGCGGAAGGCCACATGCGTCAGCCAGTTCGTTAGCGCTGAGCCCGGGGTCGTCCCTATCGAACTTCATTAGTTCCTCTCGCCATTGCTCCGTCGTAAGTTCCAGTGTGCTTACATCCGCGCTCATGCGGCCTTCCTTTCTGATTGCTGAATCATCGCGACCACTGCCTTCGGTCGCTTCAAATTCCAGAGGCGGTGTCGCGTGTAAACGTCCTCATCGCCGGAGCGAATTAGCGTTCCTCCAATCTGCGGTAAGGTCTGCCTCCCGCCAACGATCTTGAAAACAAACGGCGTCTTCGCCTGCCATCCGGCCGTGGTGCAGGCAGTCGCAAATCCGTGCGCCGTCTGAATGCGGGTCTCGACATTCCGGTGACGGTGACTGCGCACAATCACGTCTGGGTGTCTGTCGCCCCATCGTGCGGCCTCAACAAATGCCTGCTCCAGTTCCTTGTGGACAGCCGTAGTTTCGTAGGCCAGAGAGCCGGCCGTGCCGATGTGGTGTGTTAAATGGCATAGGCCAACGCCAAGCTCAATCCAGAGTTCCCATCTGGCGAACCGTCCATCGTCGTCAGGGATCGCGCCAAGCTCTTCGGCAAGACGCTCCTCCTCTTGCCCGGACGGGCCGACATGCGCTTCCGTGCCGCGAATATGCCAATAGCGGCCCTCGCACCCAGCCACGACGGGGCGTAAAACTTCCTTCGCGATCCTGGCTTGATCGGTTAGGTTTTGACTGATCTGCGTCACGGCCCGGTGGTGTGTGCCATCGATTGCATCGCCATTCACAACGACGCCATACGGTTCGCCTCGCGTCACCATCGGTACCCAGTCGCGCCAGAATTCCCGCCAACGCTGCCAGATGGCCGCCTGAACGGGAGTGTGGCTATAGACCGCACCATCGTCCAGCCTCACCATCGGCGGGCACAGGCCCAAGCGGCAGCCGCAATGCAGGTCAGACACGACAATCAAGTTCGTCAATCTCTGGCCAGGCTTCTTTCTTTTCGCCATGTTGTCCCTCACTGAAGTCTCGTCACAAGTAATTCCACCCTGGGGTGGTCACGGTCAATCTCGAATACGGGCCGCTCGCGTTGCATGTGTTCGTAGTCGTCGTCGGGCAGCAGTCCAGCATCTACAAGCCCGTCGTAAGCTGCCTTCAGGCTCGCGATTGCATTGTCGGTGTCTCGTCGCCTCTGATTCGGCCAGTAGAAGGTTGCGGCTACGGAAGCTCGTTCCCAGCCGACCAGGCATTCCCCCTGGACGGCTTCGCGTGCTAGCCGTCGATAGCGCTTCGTTGCTGCGGCCTTCGCGAATCGTCCGCCCGGCGTAGCAACCGCGCAATTCGGGCTGAGTACCCGCGCAGGGAGCGGTAGTACGATCGTTACGGTTTCTGCGTCCATGGGTAGTGCTCTGTTGTCCAGTATCGGAATGTCCGGCCGTCCGGCTCGCGCACGATCCTGCCCGCCTCAATCATGTCCGCGATCAGGGCGTCTCGGCTTTTCCTGTTGAGGTATTGCGTGTTCTGGGTAATTGTCCGGTGACCGCAGCCCTTTCTGCCGTGCTTTTTGATGATTTTGCAAATCTTCTGCTTATCCACTTCGATCTGGCTACACACAATCTCCGGGGCTGTTTGTTTCGTGAACTGCAATAGTAAGTGTCGCACGAGCCGGCAGGCATACTCCGCAATCGGCTCAGTGATTTCCGGTGCGTCATAGTTCACGCCAGCAGCAATGATTAGCGCCACTTTCCGTGCGTTCTCCTCGGCTTTACGCCAAAGTGCAGCCACGCTGGAAGCCTTGATCGCAGGGTCGTGCGCTTCATCATCCAGTGCCACAAACAGGTGATCCGCTTCCTCAGTGCGCGGCACGACAATCTGTGTTGGCGGAAGGTCGGTTGCTTGCGTGAGAATCGGATCGAACCGCGCGAACTCGCTGATGCTATGCCCGTCCGTGGCTTGTGGCTGTCGGGCGTACCATTTTGCCACTTGCTCGCAGAGTCCCGGGGGAGGCTGGTCGCCACTTTTGCCTCGCGTCCGTGTCTTGCGCGGTATCTGGTCGTCGACCCGAAACAGCAGGCACCTAGCAAGCCATCCGTCATCCAACTCTCCGGCCGAAATACCTTCCAAGAACCGGATTGGGGTCGACGTGCCGTACAGGCAACAGCAGGGTTGAATGATTTTTCGTTTCCGCTCCTCGTCTGAATACTCTCGGCCCGTGAATGTAGAATCAGACGCGGAATAGAGCCTCATCAGTAACGATACGATAGATGCGTGATACTGATTCTGTCCGCGCTTAATTGACCGGAGCAGAAACCCAATTTCGTCCCACAGGAACAGAGTGGCCGGATGCTTCGCTACGCGCTCCTCTAAGGCGGAGTCAGACGCCGTGGACTCCCCGCCCAATAAGTCTAGGCAGCCTGAATACGTGCAGAGGTTACGAATCCGGGAGGGTGCCGAGGCTTTCCCGGCGGACGAATCGGCGATCCCCATGCAATAAAGGTTGGTGCGCGTCCCGATCTCGTCCTTGACTTTCCTGCCGAACAAAGCTCCACCGAACGTCAGTGCGCAGGCCAAGGTTAAGAGCGGCTGTTTAATCAACGACGTAGCGTCAATCCATTCACATATCTCGCCAATCAATCCCGGTGGGTGGCTCAATGTGAAGGCCGGTACTGTGCTTACGTAGGGCTGCTCTTCCGAGGTCTGCTTGGCGTAATGGTTCGCCAGCATCGTTCTGGCCCAGCCATACGCCTCAGGGGGCGCATCCTCGCGGAGATGTGCGTAGTCGGGGTTGTTCCAAATCCACAAGTGCGGCAGGTCGTTCGGTGGATTATCTCTGGCCTGGCTTATCTTTCGGCGGAAATCCTTCTCGTCCTTCGGGTTGCTGAAGTCCCACGGTGGCTGGCAATGCGGGTTGTAGAGCCGAGCGAGAACGTCGTAGGCTTCGGCATCCGAGAGCCCGATTCCGTTGATCGCGCATTGGGCTGCCCAGAATAGCTTGTTGTGCCCGGCTTGGTGCAAGACCGCTATATCGCACGTCGGGATGTACGCCTCGGCGACACGCATCCTCGCGGCACTGTCGCCTGTTGGGACGTGGGGCGGGAGCGGTGTGACCGGCTTAACGAGTAATGGGCGGGCCGGTGGTCGCATGAATTCCGGGTATTGAGCGATCGCAATCTCGCCCGGAGCACAGCCCTGGGCCCAAGCATACTGTCCACCGTTTGGGTGAATACTCGGCGCGACGACCACGTAGAACCCGTCGCCACGAAGATCGATCCCCGGCCGGAAGCCGTTCCTGTTGGCCGGCGGGTTGTCGGTATGATAGAAGGCATGGAAGCCGCCGCGCGGGGTCTGTTGTGTGACCGTGTAAGGGAGTGACGGAAATTCCTCCAAGGACTTGTAGCCGTTCACGTCCCCGGCTTTGGTTACATCTACATCCACCACATAGACGCCACTCTCCGCGCCACACGCAACAGCCACATTCGCGTTCGGCCATACCGTCCACCACGTCCGAATCTGATTGGCATCTCGCGTGGCGTCTTTGACGCCGTGCTTTGTGATGGGAATCTTCTGCCCTGGCCTGCACGGAAAGACGTGCCAACCGAACTCGGCGTACTTCAGGGCTGCTTTAAGGAAGGGGTTCATTGACTAAAGCCTGATGTTATTGTCGATCTGAAATCTGATCTCAAATGTGGAGTGATGGTAATACGGCACTTCGACGACGCGCATCCCATAAACAAACAGGTGCCCAGTCGGCAGGCCCTTATGGTCGGTGATTTGCATGTTCCGCTCTTGCAGAACCTTCATTGCTTGCTCGTGGAACTTTAACGATGTAAGTACAACGGCGTGTTCGCGCTCCGGTTTAGAGAGCATCATTCTACGGCACTCTTTTTGGATCGCGTAAAGCGTTTCTGCGACTAGTTGGTCATCAATCATTGGCTCGCATAGGGAAAGAGAGTGGTTTACTAAAACTCTTTTTCGATATACACTGTCGCTGTGAAGTGCCTTGGGGGACTGTACGTTCCTGTTATCGGGCCACCTTCGTAGCCAGCAACGGCAACTGGCAAATCTTCGTCATACTTCTGCAACTCTGCGATCAGTTCACGAACAGTCATGGCGATCTACTCCCGGTAAAGAACTTGCAAGTGCATATCGACATAACCGACTAGATCGCCTTCCAGGAGGTCTCTCAGTTTTTCGTCGGCCTTGCCAGCAAATTCATCGAAATAGAGGGCCGAATACTCGTTTCCGGTGCATAAGTCCACGCAATTACACCCCAGGTCCGCTCTCACGGGAATCGAGCCGTCGGTCGATGTGTCGCGCAGCTCAAACCAGAGCGTTTCTGCGGTCTCCGGAATTTCCAGGGCATCCAGCCAACCAAGGTCCATTGGGCAGCAATCCCGATCCTCGCATGGCGAGTAGAATGTGCTGCCCATCTTACGAAACGCTCTCGACATGAACTTCATCGTTCGGTCTCCTGAAGGGGTTGATTGTACGCAACGATCTCCCAAAACTTGCCGTTCTTCCGAACGGTCACAGTCCTCGTGTGTTCCATGATCCCTTGCGAGAGGAAGAGGTTTTCGAGCGCATCGCTAACACTGACCTTGCCGCTTTTCGGCCTCCCGAACCGCTCGGCCCACCATTGCTGTGCCTTCTGGCCGGCGTATCCGGGATGGTCCAAGCAGACCCACTCTCGGTACATCGACAGCCCACAACGGTACTGTACCCGTATCGAATCCGGCGAGCCGTGCTTTTTGTGTCGATTGACATGCACAGCGTCTACTTTGTAGGTGCGCGGCTGCGTTGAGAGGATCGACCTGTCGGACGCCTTTCGGTCGTGTAAACGCCGCTCTCGCTCTTCGCCCTCCAGGCGGTCGATCTCTTGTTTCGGAATCTCCCAGCCACACTGCGGGCAGACTCGCACGGCACGGCTAAAAGACTCGCGGCAGTTGCCACACGTTGCCATCACAACCGCCTCGCCGCCTAGCAGGTCGATCGGACCGTGTTGCTCGATACAGCCGCCGAAGTCTAACACGAGACAATCCTTCTTGTCCTCGTGGATTCGCAATCCGCGGCCGACCATCTGTGAATAGAGTCCGGCTGAAAGCGTGGGGCGCAGGAGCACAATGCAGTCGACATGCCGGGCATCAAATCCTTCCGTGTAAACATTCACATTACAGAGGGCATTGATCTTCCGAGCCTTGAAGTCCCGGACGATCTTATCGCGGTCGCGCTGCTTCGTCTTGGAGGTCACGATCGGCGCGTGAATCCCGTGCTTCTGAAGCTCAAAGTTAACTCGCTGGCAGTGTTCAATGTCGACGCAGAAGAAAATCACGGCCTTACGGCCCTCGGTCTTAAGAAGGCGCACAGCCTCCGATACGGCGTCCGTCACAATCTGGTCGCGGTTCGTGATTGCCGCAAGGCTCTTGATCGTATAGTCTCCGCCGGACTTTTTGGCGGTCGCTAGGTCTGGCTGCGTCTCGGCGACCTTGGACCGCAAATTACAGAGGTAGCCTTGCTTAATGAGGTCCGTTACTCTGACTTCGTAGCAAATCTCATTCAGGATGTGATCACGGTGACAGATGGGCCCGCCGTCCAGGCGGAAGGGAGTTGCAGTCCAACCGACGACGCGGAGTTGATCGTTCCACTGCTTGCTCTCCTGGATAAATCGCCGATACTTCCCCTCGCCTTTCAGCGGTATCCTATGGGCCTCATCCACCATAATCACGTCCCATGGCGTAAAATCGCCGGCCCGCCAAAAGATCGAATCAATAGAGGCGTATAATACGGAAGCCTCCCAATCTCGGCGTTTTAGCGCCGCCGAGAAAACACCCACTTTAAGCCCGGGGGCGATCGCCTCCAGCGCCGCAGCATTCTGCTCAATCAACTCTTTCCGGTGCGCGAGAATCGCGCAACGGAACCACGGTGCGTCTTGCTTCCATTTCTGGATCGCCCACGCAATGCATGGCGACTTACCGGAGCCCGTCGGCATCACGACGCACGGGTTCGTCGCCAGCGTGCAGATGTGATTATGCAGCGCTGTGAGGCAATCGTTCTGGTATGGGCGTGGGGTCACTACTTCTCGATTCGCGGGAGAGGCTTATTCGGGAAGTATCGGAGCGCAGTGCCGGTATTTCGTCGCCAGGCGTTCCACGCCTGGATGCATTTGCAGTAGTATGCGCGATGATTCCACTTCTGGTCTGATCCGATGCACTCGCGGAGCCAGACCATGAGCCTTGTGGCTGGGGCGTCAGTGCCACCGCTGCATGTGTACGCTAACTCCCAGAATTCCTTGGCTTTCTCTTCGTTGATGCTGAAGGTCGCGAACATTGCGGCTGCGATCCCGATGCGCTTGAAGAGCCGGTTTTTCGTGTAGCTAGCTGCCCAAGCAATGAAGCCGGCATGATCGTGAATCAAATACGCCCTGGTAGTTGGCGGTATCAACTTGCTAGTGCAAAATTCCGCTTTGCAATGCACGATACCATCAAGGCAGCAGTTAATTGCCGTAGGGGAAACTCCGTTCAGCACGCTCTCCGCTGCTGCGTGCGCTCGCGTTTGGTCATGTCGTTTACGTACTGACCTGGGGCTGTTGAAGTGGTCGAAAAGCTTCACTAAATCAAGGTGCGTGTCGCACACGAAATGGTCGATACAAACTGTCGGTGGCGCATTTTCCCATTCGCCATTCGCTTCAACCAACATTCCTGATGTGTGGCTGCCGTCTGTGCGATACAGCTTGCCATCCAGTTCTGCGGTCGCCCACTTGGGAGTGTAGAACATTCCGGCCGAAAGCAACCCACGCGACCATGCCACCCTCCGCCTGCCTTCCGGCGAATTCCGATCTCTGTCGCCATCAATTGAAGGCAACTCCGAGAAGTATTTTGCGAATTCTGGCGTCAGTGGAACATGCTTACTCGATACCAACTTAAACATCTCTCTCTCCTTTGTGATAGAACTAACGCAACATCGACTTAACGTCCTCGTGAATAACCGTTGCCTTCTCCCAGGCCGTGTACGCACACGCGAACATGTCACCACGATTTAGGTATGTGACAAGATCATCAACTCCGTTAAAGAGCCTTTCGATTCTCTCCCGTCGAATCGTCTTGGTCTTCCACTGACCATTGTTCTCGCGAGTCTTGGGCTCCCTTGGCTTAACATTAAGGGCCTTCAACTGCTCAGACTTCGGCCGATCAAGAACCGTGACGGCGCGGTTGACCGTCACCTGATCGGTCTCTACGGCACGGATCAGTTCCTTCGATCCGTGCTTGAGGATCTTCGTTGCCTTGTCGATCGTCCTGCCGGAGACCTTCGCGAGCTTCCCAAGTTTGTCGCGGGATTGGCCATTAAGGTCAGGACATACTTCCTTACCTTTTTGGCCTCGCCCCTTAGACTGTCTCTGCCTCTCCTTCGCCTCCGCGTCGTAAATATCACGCAACCTAGCCATGGACATGGCCCGCCGCGAGATCGAGAGATGGCGGCGGTGAATGTTCAGCGATATGACGTAACCTCCGGGGTCGCTAACATGGCCGTCCACGTCGACCACCTCGGGCTCAATCCCAAGCTCCAAGCACGCCCGGTAGCGGTTGCGGCCGTCGATGATCTTCCCTTCGTAGAGCTCGATGGGGCACAGCAGTCCGTTCCGGCGAATGTCCTCAACGAACTCCTTGAAGTCGTCACCCTCCATGAGCGGAAATGCCTCTGAAACGGGATGGTGCTCCAATCTCTTCATCACTCAACCCCCTCTCTAATTTCAGCCCACTTGCCACCTTCCCAGAGGATCGCCACTCGCCCGCCCTCGTACTCGCATACGGTGGCTTCAGCCAGATCGCACCGCGCGATCGGCTTCAGTTCCGAGAATTTCTCCCCGTAAATCCCCTTCCATGCGTGCACAAACCCGCCGGGCTTCCCTTTCCAGACAATCCGTGAGTCCTCTTCGGGGTAGCGAGCCAGAATGTCGTCTGGGACGTAGCCGGTGATGCGAGCGCCGAACAGGTCTCCGGCCGCGCCTATCGTCTCGTTCCCCGTCAGGCTGGCCGGCATTCCCATGAGAGCATGGCTCGTGATGCAGCCTGGGGCGCTGCCATGCTTCCAGGTCGTTCCGTCTTCGTTGCGAAATTCGATCGACTGGTGGCCGGCATCGTCCGCGTTATAGGTACCCGGTTCCGCGAATGGCAGCAGGCCAGGCAGGGTGATGTGGTCGCGGCATGGGGCGTCCGTGTTGATTTGCACGTTATATCGCTCGCACTCCCATTGCCCGCCATCACCCGTAGTGATTGGCGTAGCATGGCAGCAATGCCGGCACGAGAGTTTCGGAACGGGTAAAGCTACCTCGCCGGTGCCGTGGCAAATTGCGTGCGCGTCGCACCAACGGCACTCATAATAGTCGGGGCGGTCGGAGAGCCTGGGTGGCGGGAACGGCGACTCGATAATCCTCTTCGCCTTATCTACCAGCGCTTTAGCCTCGGCTTCGACGTAATAAATCCGCTCCACATAGATCGCGTCATTATCCTTACACACCGCGAAATACAGGGCCCGCTTCATGCCGGTTTTGTGCATGTAGATCATGCACTGTGCGTAGTGTATCGGCTTCGATTTCTTTACGCCCTGTTTACACAGGTCGCGGAATGACTTGGCGTTATATGTCTTCCCTTCCAGGACATGCCAGGTCTTCGGGGCCTCGGGGAGCCCGAGAACGCAACCGTCCAGATAGCCTTTCAGGTGCCCGCCGAAGTCGGTCACGAGAAATTGCCGGCCGGTCTGCGGGTCCACGGCATGAACCTCGCAACCGATCGCGCGAAGGTTCTCGACGATCCGGTCTTCCTCCCGCTGGCCAGTCTCGAATAAGCGGTACATCCGGCCGTCGAAACTCGGCCTACAGCATTGCCGGTAGCAATACCATAGATATCGCTCGCACGGGTGGCCGATTTGCGAGGCGGAGACCGTCCGGCTCAGGTAGCCGTTGTCGCCCCGAGCCTTATAGTGGTCGTAGATCGCCTTGACGGTCTGCGACTCAGCTTGCATGTCTGCGATGTTACCCACGGTGTCTCCCTTTGAGCCAAACAAGACACACTGCCGCGCCGATTAGAAATCCGGCAATACCGATTAAGGCAGCAGCAACGATAGCCTCTTCAATGATCGGGCTCATGGCTTGAACAGGCTCCTATAGCAAGCGCCACAGACGAAGCCAAGCGCGAACTCGACAACAGCAAACGCAACCATGGTTGTGAGAAGGTCGTCAACGGTCACGATACGGGTTCCTTTCTGATCTTCTCTGCCAGTTCTTTCGGGGCCCAGATGCTTGCGATTCCGACCCGACAGAGACTCTTCGGTCCCCGCGGAACTTTCACAGACGTGCCTGGAAAGGCACGGAGGATTTTCTCGGCATCTTTCAGCCAGACGTTAGACAGCCACACTTTCATCATTTGCTCCTCGCGGTTGCGCCCCACACATCAGCCAGGGCTTGTAGTCCCACACAGGTTGGAAGTCGCGAGGCAGAGGGCCCGCGCTTCACGTCGAGTCCAGGCCGCCCTTTGCGTTTATGTCTCTCTGCGTAGGCACGCATACGCTCCGCCTTGGTCGGTAATCGTTTCAGGTTCATTACTTCTCTTTCAGGGTCACGGCGACTTTTCTGGGGGTGACTACGACGTGTTCGGCGATCGCCTTCCAAACCTCCGGCGATTCTTTGCGATACCATTTATAGCCGGCAACGTCTAACTCTTGCCGTGTGGTGGTTTTGATGGGCGGGTGATACTTGTTGCCGTCCCGGAGCCCGAGTCGATTGAGCGTGCGGGCGATTTCCTCCATGTCCGCCCTATAGGCCAGGCTGCGCTTCACGGTCAACTTCACACCATCGCCAACCGGGATCGTCTTCTGACCTTCTTCGTCGGTCGGGACCAACTCGGCAATCTGCGTCTCGATTCCGATCCGAACCTCGCGTGCAAGGGCTTCCGCGTCCTTCGCGTCCCGCAGTTTCCCTGCCAGCGTTCTTATGGTCTTGACTTGCTCTTGTTCGTCAGTCATGTTGTCCCCATTTCAGGAAGTTCCGGAGTGCGATACTGGCCAGCACGCACTCGATAAAGATCAGGTCAGGTTTCACAATCCGAACGCCCTCAACGATCCAGCAGCAGCCCCCGGCGATCCCGAGTAAAAACCCTACCCGGGACCGCGCACCGAGCCTCCAGTGGCCGGCGATAATCAGGGCGTTTCCGAGCCAGCCGAATGGCATTAGTCCTCTTTCGTAAGGAAGCAGAAGGGTGGCCCTCCGTGGCCACCTGACCAACACCTATCTCAAGCGGCCTTTCTCATCCACGGGGCCTGTTGCGGGGCCTGTTGCTGCGCTGGAGCCGCCACAGGGGCCGCCGGCCCTGCCGGGGCAGGAGCGGGGCCGACGGCTTGCGGCACGACAGCGACGGGCTGTGCGGGCGGTCCTGGAGGCGGTGCGTAGGTCGGTTGCGGCAGGCCAGCATCACCAGTCTGCGGCTGTGCCTCACTGGGGGGCAGGTATTTCTGAACTTCATTCTGCGCGCCATATTTCTCGTCTGTCGTGACACGCACCCGGATAGCCACGACTTGATTCAATAGCTGAGACGTGTCCGTGAGTTCAGCGGCCCCGATCGCACGGCCGATCGCCCCGAACGCTTTCATTCCGATCGCCAAGCACTCGGCGTTCGGGTGCTGAATCATAATGCGATCGAAGAGTTTCCGTCCCTTCTGCTGGCCGTCCAGTACGGTCATGGCGAGATTAATGTAGTGGCCGTCGCCTTTCTTGGTCTGCTTGATTTCGGCAGACTCAATCAGCATGGGATACGTGCCGGGCGGAACTGGCGAGAAATCATCCTGCGGCGCGATCGTATTCGGGTCGATCGGCTGGCCGAAGATTGCCGTCAGGTTTCCGTATTGCTCCATCGCCATTGGCGCTGGGGCCGGCATCGACGGCGGGACTGGCATGGACGGGGGTGGTTGCATTTGGATTCTCCAGGGGTTCAACAAGACCGTTCAGGTAACATACGTAACACGGCACAATCAGGTACTCCGACAGGTAGATCGGCCGTACTTCACCGCCACAATATGGACAGCGTTTATACTCAGCAATGTCCCAACTTGTTTGGATTGCATACCGCCGTTTGGCTTTCTCGTTCCGGCACGCCTTACACGGGTTGCGTCGTTTCGGTTCACCATCTGCATCAGGCGTTCGTTCGTGGCGAAGGTAGAACTCACTTACTGGCTTTCGTTTTCCACAGCGACTACAAGTCTTGAACTTCATGCTGTTTCCGGGCGGCCCGTGTGCTCCGGTAGTCCGACCTATCGGTTCGCAAGGAAGTTGTCAGCGCACGGGCCGCGTATTTTCGGGCGACTTCTTTTCTTCAATAGCGTTTAAGTAGCCTGCAAGAAGTTGCGCTTTTCTGCTCGAATCTTGCAAATATCCAGCGGCTAAATTGCATCCATTACACAGCCATCCCCTTAATTTGCCAGTTTCATGGCTATGGTCCATGTGCAAGTTTGTACTTAGGCTGGCCTCATTGACGCCGCATGAATGACAGTAACCAGTATAGGACGCTTCCAACTCTTCTATTGTTGCTGAGCACGATTTATGGCCGCGCTTCTTTGCTACTTTACGTGACTCGATTAGCGTAACCCTGAATCGATTTCGTGAGTTGTATTCCCTCTGCCGAAGATTAACATGTTCGCGATTTATAGACCGCCACTCCGCCGCATACTCTCGCTTGCACTCTCGGCATATACTTATGCGAGACATAGAACCATCTGTCTTTTTCCGATACGATAGCGGAAAGCACTTTTCATCTTTTTCCCTGTGGCATTTACTGCATACTTTAACCACTATTCCCGCGCCTCCTCATTGCGGAAACAACGGCCCCCGTGAACGCCTCCCACGATAGCGGTAATTCATATTCGAGTTCGCCATATACGCCACGCCCTCCGCCTGGATGCGCAGGTCGTTTCTGCGTATAGAGCCAGCGAGAGCCGGGATTGATTTCGATCCCGCGCTTCTTGACATTCTCTTTGTGGAAGCCCAGCTTTTCCTCCTTGACGGCCACCTTGTTGTTGCAGAAGAGAATGCTGTCGGCCCAACGGAAGAGAAGGTTAGAGACCTTCTCATGCACGTCCATTTGATACTGATCGTATGAGTCGCCCCCTGGATCGTCGAAGCGCCGAATCTTGACGTGGCCAACCAGAATGGAAGTCATGTTGCGATCGCGCCGAAGTGCGTCCAGCCAGGCCGTAATGTCTTGCCATCGTGACAAAGCCTCGTCAGTGCCTTTGCCGAATCCACCACCAACGTCGTTGATTGATTTAACACCACCCTGTTGGCAGATTTCCGCGTGCATCATCAGTGCAAGCGTACTCACGGAGTCGATTGCGACTGTCTGGAATTCGTGCTGGCTCTCATACAGGAATTGCAACCAGCCAAGTACGTCTCCGACGGACTGGCAGACCGGCACCTTATGCACGTCCAAGTCGTCGATCCCTTCCTCGCCTGCGATCGGAAGGAATACGGGATTGTTTGCTTCGGCGGCAAACGTGCTTTTGCCGATCTTCTCCACGCCCAACAGAATGATGCGCGGTGCTCGAATGCATTTCCCGGATGTGATTTGACTCAAATCGTAGGCCATTACTCTGGCTCCTTATGTTCCCAAATCGTCAACCCGTCGCTGTCTTCAGTACCGTAGTCGTCCGCCAGCAATCGCCACCCGTCCTCCAGTCGTTGATTCCAGTCGACCATCTCATCCTCCGTCATGGGATTGCTCTCCGCTGTCGCCGGCGCAACAAACGCTCTTGGCGAGGCTCTTCCCGGTGGGCGAAAGAGAAAGCTGCCAGGTCTTCTTCCCTGATCCGTCGTCGCGGTCGTCGAGTGCCGGACGGCGAGACGTTTACACACGCTAAATCGCCCCGCTCAATAAGGCGTCTGACGGTGCGAACAGAGCAAGAGAGTTGCCTGGCAGCTTCTTTGAAGGTCAAAAGTCGCATGATTGCCGTGTCAAACAGGGTTGAAGCTCAATTCTGATACTTCAATCCTATCCAGCCGGCTTGTCACAACTGTGACGAGATTCGTCACAAATGGCGACTTTTCGTCACAAATCAGACAGAGACTTCTTCTAAGAGAATACTGCCGTGTCGCGTGAGAATCGCGAGTGGAATGCCAGCATCAAGAAGTCGCTCAGAGAGACGAGAACAGGCTTTGCGAATCGCGTTATCGCTAATTGGCTTGCCCCACGCAACGTCCTGCGCTTCCTCGAATGTCGCGCGCTCGTGCTCGCGAAGATGTCGGAATAGCTTGAACTCAGCCACCGGCAACCGGAGACTCTGCTGCCCGTACTGAACCGTGCGTGTCTTAGGGTCGAATCGCAGATGCGGCCTGTTGATCCGCACGCTAGCCAGTCGGGTATCCGGGATGTCGATCAGAAGCATTCCGTCTGTGCGCCGTATCGCCGTCCGCATAAGATCGACGGCTTCAGTATCAGAAAGCAGAAATTGCATAAGGAGCAGTGGCGCGCACCGCTATCGCAGAAAACGAAACTGGGAAAGCGAGACAGAACGTAAAGAGGTCGTGCTAGTCGCGCGGCTCTTCGCGCAACTCACGGAAGTGAATATGAAGCTCGCAGTCGAGAGCGCGAGCAATAGATTCGAGCGTGGAGAGCTTCACGTCGCACGGCTTATTGCCGAGCACGAGAGAGATAGTGCTGCCGGCCAGGCCGGTGCGTTCTGCCAGTTCGCGCTGAGAGATATTGGCCTCAAAGAGGGCCCGCCGCATCTGTCGTTTTAGTTTCGGGTCGATAGGCATTTTGATTCCTGCCGTAATCACCATTCCGTGCCCTCCTGTATCTCAATGTAGTCTAATCCGGGTGAAACATCCTGTCAAGGCTAATCCCGCACCGATCCATCAAATAACCATTCGCGTACAGTATTCGCTATTTTCTGTAGTCTCCCTAGTTCATTGAGATTGAGTTGTGAGTAGACCCGCTTCTGAAGCGATCTCGGGGCGTGTCCCATCGTAAGGTCGATCATGGCCTGATCGGGCACGAGGTCCACGACAGTGGCGTAGGTGTGGCGGAGGGAGCCGATTCCGGCCCCGGGGAGATGCTTGTCTGCCAGCAGCTTGCGCCACGCCCGCTCTAGGGCTTCCCGCCCGCTGTGTGCGCGTCGCCGCCTGGTCAGCAGTAGTCGCCGCTCCGTCTGGTCGACCGGCTTACGATGGTTGTCTCGGTAATCCAGGATCGCCGTAACAGTCTCGGGCCAAAGGGCCGCCATGCGACGGCGCTTCGTCTTGACTCGCCGGAAATCATGGTAGGGAATCTCGCCGTCCAGGTGGAGCCGGTCGAGCGTCACGGCGACCGTATCACTCTGATAGAAGCCGCAGTTGATCCCTAGCAGGATCGCAACCCGCATACTGGGCTCTGCGACCCGAAGTGCCGCCAGAATTACCTCCCGGTCCAGAAAGCGAGATACACCGCGCTCCTCTCGCTCGTACTCGATTGCGTGGATTCCAGGTGCCTTGAATCTCGGGCCATAGCGAACCTCTCGGTCGTACAGCCCCATCTCACGACCCCAGCGGAAGACAGTCCGGACGGCCGTGATGCGATTTCGCATCGTCGATGGGCCCCAGCCCCGGCGTTCCATGGCGCTCTGGACTGCTGTGAAGTGCTCTGGCCCGAGAGACGCGATCGGCACCCCGGCGAGCCGGGTATCCTCCAGGAGTTGACTGGCGGCCTGATAGTCGTGGCGAGTCCTTGGTGAAAGCTGGCCAGTGACGATCCGGTCGTCCACGTCCGCGAGATGCTTGGCGAGCAGTTCCCTGACCGTCAGGCTGCCGTCTTGTGTCGGCGGGATCAGTCCGGCCAGAAGGTGGTCGCGCTCCTGGAGCCAGAGTCGCAGCGCCCGGTCGGGATCGGTCAGCGGGCCGAAGTAGTGAACACGCCCCCTGACCTTTTTACTCCACTGGCCGCTCGGATGGACCGTCAGGGGCCAGTCGGGGTGGGCTAGCTTCCACTCTTGGTACTCAGCGACTTCGGGGCGCACCATGTCAACCGCCCTCCAGGGAAGTATACTACATTTCCGAACCAATTCACACTAATTTAGCATAACTAGGAAGTCTCCGGGTGTAAAGAGGGTGTTATTGGATTTTCGCCAGGCGTGGCGGTTGCCCCGTAAGTCGT